AAGACTAAGTCGGTCTTTTTATTGTTATACTATATATAACTTATGATTGCTTAGCAAGCCTATCAAAATAAGAAAGTGTATCTTCCTCTCCATCATCTGAAGCAAAAGGTGATGCATCTTCCGTTGCCATAGTTGGTTGTTCAACTACCGGAGCAGATTCCATTGGAGTTTCCATTGTAATACCTGCATCAACACCTAATACTTTATTAAGCTTAGCTTTTAGTTCATCATATGATTTGTAGTTCTTTGGATCTACGAAATCTTGTAAAGAGTATAGTTTATTATATACTTCTTCCAATCTTCCTTCATCGCCTTCGAACAAGGTACTTTGTGAAGCAAACTCTGACTTATCATAGTTTACCCAACCTTCGACTTTTCTGATTTTAATCTTAAAGTCAGCACCTTCCCAGAAATCGTAAGGATTTACTGGATTTTCATCCGCAAATTGTGGCTGCATTACATCCATGATTTTATCAAAGATCTTTTTACCAAATTTGTAAAGGAAAACTTTTCCTTCATTCTCAGGATTAGCAGGATCAGAAACGACTAAAACGTTTGATACATAATGTAGACGTCTTTTCCTATCTCTTGCTGTTTGTTTATCTTCATCTCTACCAGAATTCCATAGTACTGAATTGTGTTCAGATACAGGATCTTGCTGATTGATAGAAGTTAAACTATTTTCAATATACCATAGACCAGTAGGACCTTTGAATCCGTGATCCCAATATCTTACCCATGGAAGGTCTTCGCCATCCTTTGCGGGAAGAAATCTGATTACGGCATAACCATTTCCTGCTTTATCTCTAGTAGGTTTCCAGAATCTATCATCTCCATAAGAATTTTTAGTTTCTGTTTTGGTGGATACTGCTTCCGCAGCCTTTACGAGTTTGTCGATTGACGAGCTTCGTGTGCTCTTAAGATTTGCAAATGACATTATATTTCTCCTTGTATTGCATTGTATTTACTGAATTATCCACTTTATTCATAATATAATAGTTTATGTAAACTTCGACATTAACATAGTTTTACACTTGTTTTTGTCGAAGTTAACAAAGGGTGTATACTTCTCGATTTTTCTTTTGTTATCAGGCCAAATAATGGTATCTGATATCTTGGAATCTTCTCGTTGTATAAACCCGAGTAGTGAATTAAGAATTACTACTGTTTCCAGTGAGATATCTTCTTGCATCCACATTTGTACGATCATTGGTTGTTGACCATCTACACTTTCGAATAGATTATCAAACTTAACACCAATATTAATATCGATTATTTTATTTATATCAATTGAAAACACTCTATGAATACTTTCTTTGATTTTTTTATATGTTGCATAGTAGCTTTCAGCTTCGCTATCCATCATATCTCCTATGTATTTCTGTTCATTAATAAACTGAGATACATAAAATTCTTTTAAACTGCCATTATATTTCTTTGCCAACTTGGCGAAAAAATATTTATCTTTCCGATTTAAGAAAGATTTGGATGTTACATTTGTTTTATAATTATATTTTACTGCATCATAACTACCTTCAAAATGTAGCTTTAATGCATTATATAGTTTATAAGATTCAAATGGATCATTCATATTGGTAGTTTATTTCCCTTTTTAACTCTAATTAAATTTAAACCAGATGCTTCTGCTTCTATCTTTTCTTTTAAGGAATCAGTTAATAATTTCTTTAGATTACTATAATCCATTCCTCTTTTTTCTATAATAAAAGTAGCAGCATCGATATAGGTTAAGTTTCCTTTCGCGACTAGTTGTTCAACAGCTGTTGAAAATCTTTTTCTAGTCATTATTTTTACTTCTAAATCTATACTCATATTGCCCTAAGTAATATACAATCGATATTAATTCTACCATTAGGAACACTGATTTTAGTTGTTACTGTATCCCATACTTGCTTATCGATTTGTTTAATAGTTTTATTCAAAATGAGTGGTAGTATTTCATCAGGCTTTCTAAGCGTTGTTGATCTACTTGTTTCGCATATATTCTTAATGGTAGTACCACTTACCTCAAACCCCTTTGTTGAGTTTGTTTTATACTGTATCAATTTTCTTGTTTTAGTATTGTATACAAACAACAACTCTTTTCCAGGAATCATTACAGGATTAATGGACATTAGTTTAGCATCAATGTCTTCAACCTTATATTTTAGATTCTTTATTTGAACATCAGAAGCTTTTGGCTTTTTAGTTCTTGGAACTCTTGCTGCCTTTGCAGCTGTTTTAAGCTTATCCAAATCTTCGAATATAGTATCCATAACTGCAATCATTTTCTTTAGATTAGCTTTTGATACATGTGAATATGCTTCTACCGCTTGATCGCATGTTTTATTATATGCATCAACTATTGGTTGATATTCTACCATAACTTGATCTTTGAACATATTAAGCACTGCACCTTTTAATTGATACTGCTTAAATAATTTGTATACATCAATTGATTGTTTAAAATCGCCTTCCATCCAACCATCGACAATAGCATCCCAATCTTCGTTAATGGTATCTACCATTTTTTGTTTCATTCTTTCTTGAATGGTCGGTGGTTTAGGTTTAGTTGCTTGTTCTTCTTTAATTTCTTCAACTATAGTTCTGGCTTTAATAAGCTTTTCTTTATAGGTTTGTTTAATTCTATCAAGCTCGCTTTGATTATATTCAAAACCTCTATAAAAAAGCTTGACACTTTTACCAAGTAAACCTACTAATTCCCAATCTTTTAATTTTTTAAGTGTTTGAATATCTTTACTATTATATTTAAGCTGATCTTCAGCATACTGTAAGACAGTTGGAACATAATCTTTAGAATTATAGTAGTAATTATACCAATGCGATGCTTTAGTCCACTTACCATTACGATTATCTGCAGTCAATTCTCCTGCTGCAAAAATTGGTTCTGGACCCATATACTTGTCATCGAGTGTAACTCTCTGCTTTCTTAATTTCGTTCTTACTTTATTTTCTGCCATACTTTACTCCTTTAATAATAGGTCTATTATACCATACTTTTGATTCGATGTAAACAGGCATGGCGCATTTTTGATATGATAAGGAGTATTATATGCGCCATGCCTGTACATCAAGACTCTGATGAATCAAAGCCTTCGTAATCTTTTACTCCTAATACAAAATTTTCTGCAGCTGATTCAGCATAAGATTCTGATTTTGATGGGTACCATTCGATACTTAATGATTCACCATTAGATAGCATCCTAATGCCATAATAGTTTTCTTTAAGTTCTACTGTTTTTAATACCTCTGAAGATCGATTCGAGTATTCTCCTGAACCCGAATATTCAGATAATAATACATAATTTATTTTAGTCATTACGTATTATCTCCATCCCTGTTTTTTACCTTATTCTTATCGAATAAAGATTGACCTTTTTGATTTGCTACTCCCTCTGCAGACGCGATTGCGAAGAATCCAGCGAATGCTAGTAGTACAAATCCTCCAATAAAGCTAATTGTTGTTTCCATAATTATTTCCCTATGTGTTCCACGTCTTTACGTGGGATTACTTGATATGCACCTTTGTTATATGCTGGTGCAACTGTAAAGTTTTTTGATGCTTCAGCTTTCCATGAATCATCCCTTTCTGGACTATACACGTTGCTGATTGGCATCGATGGATATTTCTCTCTATGATCTTCCATCTGTTGTTGAGCAAATGTTTTTGGTTGTGCTGTCATTGGCACAAACTTAGGTCTACTCTTCCTAATTGACATCGATGTGGTCTTACGTTTTCTACCACATGGCGAATATCTTAAACTTCCTGAATAAAAACTTGTCATTCCCATTATGTATTCCTCACATAAAGATTAAGCAATTCTTCACCTTCTAAAATTTTACCGAATGTACGAATTACTTTACCGTTTTGCTTTCTCTCAATATAACCACAATTATATTCTATATCAGTGACACTGCCATTAGCAGTATCTTCTGGATGATTATCATACCACATACTATTAAACGAATGTACGTGTATTGATTTTGTCTTCATTGACCAATCTTCAGCTTCTAATAATAGCCTATGTCTTTCTACTGTGTCATCATATTGCGTCATACTAATCCCAACAATCTTGATCCTTCATAGAGTTATATGTTTCCATATATGATGTACCTTGAAGATAGTCTTTAGTTTGCTTTTCTGTATAGTACATGTTTTCTTCTTTAAAACAATCTAGATTTCCTGGAGATTGATGTCCAGCTTTCTTGACTGATGCTGTTAGTTTATTGTAATAATCTTTTGGTTTACTATAAACACTTTTTACTGCGTGCTTAAACTCTTGTTCAGCATCGTATTTTGCTTTTTCTTCTTGTAAAGCTTTTTTGATTTCATCAAAATTCATAATTTATTCCTCTATCAATTTATGGTATCTATTATACCACATGTAAAACTATTTGTAAACAGTTTTTTTCAACTATTTTACCCAAACGTGATGATATTTTTTAGGAAGGTCATCACATGTATACTTGTCTGATTCGACATAGTTTATTACCTTCACACATTCTCCAGTAGAATGACTCATTTGAACTTCAGGGAGATTCAATGAATACATCAAAGAACCAACAAATAGAAGTCCTACAAATAATCCTCCAGCGATAGCTGCTATTTTATCGGTCATAATACTTTCCTATTACCAATCGTTCCAAAAGGTTGTTCTACTATCTCAGTGACAGAACATCTATTGTCTTCTGCTACTTGTTCTTTTACTGCTTGTTTCTGAGCTTGATAAATTGCTTCTTTATCATTCTCAGCAAAAACATACTTTTCTAATGTTACTACATATCTTTTCAATGGAATATCCTCCTTTT